CCTCGGGGAAGAGGTGGCCTAACGGTATGGACCGTCAGCAAGTCATCACCCAGGGACGAGCGGTCCAGGACCTCGTCAAGATGGAAGGATGGGCATACCTCAAGTTAAGAATAGACAAGGAGATTGCATCCACAGTAGAAGAGCTGCGAGACATCCGACTGGAAGGCAAGACCCTGGAACTAATCGGAGCAGAGTTTGTAGAGAAGCAGAAATTAATCGACGGCCTCAGTCGCACTCAGGAAATCATCAATGAGATGGCGGAAGAGATGGACCAGGCACTAACCGAATGACACCATGGAAAACTTCATCAGTAGATTGGTCGAGCTCGTAAAAGGCACTGGAGCAAACATGAAACGTGGCCTCGATGGTACAGCCATGGAGGAGATGCAAGCCTCTGAACGTGCCCGGAACGCAGAGCTACTCAACCGAGCCCAGGGAGGAGGAGTGCCACCCGGCATGCGAGAGCAAGCAATGCGGCAATCATTCCCAGCTCCGCCAAGCAACGACCCGTACGTACAAAGCCTCAGATCATTACTTACCAAGCCATAAGCATAAAGAACCAACATGAATAACCCCGACAATCCAGAGTACGAAAACCTCGAAGAAATCCTCGACGAAGCACCAGAGGAGGAAGAGGAAGACGATGCTCCTGCGACCGGAGACGACGAGGAAGCTGTAGAGGTAGACGAAGAAGAACAACCAGACAAAAGGATCCCGGAGAAGTTTAAAGGGAAAACCGCTGCTGAGATTGCCGAAGCCTATACAAACCTCGAGTCTCATGTGAACACCAAAGCCTTGGCGATTGCTAAAGACCTCATGGGAGGAAAAGCACCAAGCAAGGATGCAGCGAAGAAGAACGAAGTGGAAGACGACCTCGGGCTCACAGATGAAGAGCTCAAGAATATGTCACCCAAGCAGTTCCTCCAACACATCAACAAAACCATCAACGATCGTGCTACAAAGATTGCATCAGAAACAATCACTCGAAGCACATCAACCAGGGAGAACGTCCGAAAGGAAATTAGGGATGTGACAAAAGCGCACCCTCACCTAAAGACTAACGATGATTACAAGAACATCGTCCTGGACATGATCGAAGCATCTAACGCCAGAGGAGAGCAGCTGACATTGAAACAAGCCTGCGCAAAAGCAGACAAGGCTATGGGAATCAAACCAGCAGCACCGGCAGCCGACCCAGCCAAACCGAAAAAGAAACCAAGGACTGCGGTAGAAACTACCGACGGTCCAGGAATCAAACCAGAAACCACAGAGGATGATGACGTAAGAGCACGCATCCTTGGCGGAGGGAAATCCCCAGGCGGATTGAAAGGTCTCGGATTGTAGACCCTCTTGACGTGTTAGAATAAAAGCAGACATGGGTGGAACGCATACCGACCCAGACCCGGAAGGCCCGCACGGATAACCAAATGGAAAATCTAAAATGGTGCAGAACAAATTATTAATGTTAAGCAAAATAAAACATGCCAACAAGAGATACAAGTAACGTAGCCGGTCGTAAGTACGATGTGGCTGACGTAGTGTCATTGCTCAACGTAGATCGATATCCTCTCCTTGGAATTCTAACCAATGCCGGGAAGGACCCAGTATCGAAGAAAGGAAAAGCTCTGAAAAAGTCAGAAACATCTGACCCAGAGTTCAAGTGGTTCGAAGATACCTTTGGTACTCGAGAACTAACTGTTGCCGCTTCGCAGACTGGGAAGAACGTCGCAGCTGCGCCTACATTCGCTGTAACCGCAGGGCAAGGAGTGAACCTCCAAGCCGGTGACATCCTCCACTTCCCTGGAGCGAAATACACATTCCGAGTGACAGCAGTCTCAACCGACGCAGTCACAGTGACGAATGAATTGGGTGGAGCAACCGGGACCGTCGACCTCTCAGGCCTTGCTGTCTGGATCGTCGGAAATGCGAACCAAGAAGGTGCGGGTCTACGGGATCTAAAGAGTACAATCGCAGTCGAGAAGGTAGGTTACTGTCAAATCTTCCGAAAGCCGTTTGGAGTGACAGAGACATCCAAGAACACCACGACATTCATTAAAGAGAATGACCTGGACTACCAACGACGAAAAGCAGGAATCGAACACATGGTGGACATCGAGCGAGCCTTCTTCTTCGGTGAGAAGAGTAAGGACACAACCGGAGCCCACCCAGTTCGAACGACCATGGGAATCATCAACACAATCTCTACATACGCAACAGCGAACGTAGATACTGAAGATGAGTTCGAAGCGTTCCTCGAGACAGCAATGCTCAACGGGAACACAGAGAAGTACGCATTCTGCGGCGCAGCATTCATCTCACTGATTAGTGTCTGGGCCAAGAACAAGCTGCAGCTCATGCCAAAGACCGAGACGTATGGAATGAAAATCTACACATACGAGTCTCCGCACGGTACGCTCTACCTGATCAAGCACGACTTGCTCAAGGGAAGCGTCTACGGAAACTACTGTACGGTCGTCGATATGGAAAAACTTTCATACCGATACCTATCAGCTCGAGATACCCGACTCCTAACTGATCGTCAGAACAACGGTGACGACGAAAAGATTGAAGAGTATCTATCGGAAGTAGGACTGCAGATGGAGCAAGAATCGTGTCATGCGATTGCTTCAAAGGGAGCACTGTAATCCTTCAGTTGCATACTCGGTCCTCCCACTGATTAAGGGGACCGAGTGCAATCAGAGTGGAACTGAAGGGCCACCTGAGATGAATTAATTTATAAAATCACTAACAGCAAACCACACCATGGCGGAAAAAAAAGAAAAAGTCGTCCGGTTTATCTCTCGATACCTCAGCCTGCGTATCATCACCAAGGCAGGATTCAGTCGAGAAGTAGACGGTCAACGAAGTAGTACAGCTGGGGAATCAATCCAGTTCGAACAAGGAGTCTTCGAGACAAGCGATCCAGAAGTAGTCAAGTACGTCGAAGCTCGGCCGGAGTTCGGCAAGCACATCCAACGAGTTCCTGACAACGTCGAGAATCTTACCAAGGAACAAGCCGAGCAGTTCCAATCACTGGAAGCCCGGGAAGCGGCGGTAGCAGCCCGGGAAGCGGCGCTCGAGGGAAAGGAAGGACAAGTGACAGCCAACGAAGCAGGACGCAACGAGGACGACGAGGAGGACGAAGACGAAGGGGACGACCTCGAAACCAAAACCAAGGCAGAACTTCAGGCAATCGCAGAAGAGGAAGAGGTCGAAGGAACCAACTCTCGGACCAAAGTACCTGATCTGATCGAAGCCATCCGAGCAGCCCGAACTGACACGGCGGCATTCACTGACTAATCAGTATGACAACAGTAACCAACAAGCCAAAAGCAATCATCATGGCCCGAGTGTTCAGAGCAAAGCAAGTGAAACCTCACCTGCTCCCGGAACGATTCTGGCGCTTCGCACAAGCAAAGCGATGGCCTGGCACTGGTCGATGGGAGAACCATGGTGTAATAGCTTCATCAGATAAGGGCACAGCCCACATAAACTAATATCATGGCAGCACTATTAACCAACGTCGGAATCGCAAAGCTGATCGCAGCACTCTTTGGAGATACTCACGTAGCACCACTGCACGTAGCCTGGGGAACCGGGACCACAGCAGAAGCAGTTACGAACACCGCTCTTGAAACAGCCGCCTCAGAAGACCGGACCAGTGGCGTCAAATCAAAAGTAACGACCAACACCACCGATGACACCTACCAGTTGGTAGGAAGCATCACAGCAACTGGAACTAAAACCATCTCAGAAGCAGGGCTCTTCGATGCAGCAACAGCAGGATCAATGTACGTGCGAGGAACCTTCACCGGGATTGCGCTGACAACATCCGATGCGATTGAATTCACCGTTCAGATCGTACTCGACCAAGCAGCATAGTGAGACATTCAGGCGCCTGAATGCCTCGAAGCGGAGAAGGCATACCGGGAGCGTTCAAGTCCTCCCTCCGCTCATTAATCAAATTCAAAAAAAATATATGAACTTACTATCATACAAAAACATTACCCTGGCCCGAGAAGATGTGGATGACATCGTACGCTTTGAGTCAGTAGAGATGCGACCAAACCCGGACAAGAAAGTAGGTGGGTACGTGCAGATTAAACAAGACACAGTCCTCGGGAAAGTCATTACCAAATACGATGTGCACCTCATGCGTGTAGTTGACGGCATCAAAACCTTTGACAAAGAACACATCGCCATCGTCGATGAAGGACAAGAAACCGAAGAGGTAGTCTTCACCGCACCAAGCACAAAGAAGGTCGACCGGGTAGTAGGAAAACTCGAAAAGTACATCGCCAACCTGGACTACCTTAACGCAGAAGACATCACCGTAGACAGCGAAGCGAAGACCGCACGATTCACCGCACTGAAGAAAAATGCAGACAACACAGCCACCGAAGTAGAAGTCTTCGTATATATTGAAAAAGTGATAGGAGACAAGAACACCCCGGTCCACGTCGAAATAACTAAATAAATACAATGGCCCACGTTGCAACAATCACAATCGACCAAACAAAGGTAGCAGGTGATTTAACAGATTACGTGGGACTTATTGTGCCTGACGGAAGTGCAGGGTACGCAGAGCTCTACGCCTTGTGCCTGGAAGGTGGTGGAGACATTCGCCTTTTTAAGAGTGACGACACTACTGAGCTGGCTCGTGAAATAGTTTCATTTTCAGTAACCTCAGAGACAGGTGAAATCCACTACAAATACTCTGGTACGTTAAGCTCCAGCGCAGATACTGACATACACGTTTACGCAGACGGCTTCAGTGCTGACTACGCAGTGGGTGCCACCTATGGTCGGAATGCGGTGTGGAACTCTGGGTATGTTGGAGTGTGGCACCAACAAAGTCTAACCGCAGAAAGTACGGCTACCCAAGCGACCTTAACGAATAATAATTCAGTAGCGACAACGACTGGCAAAATTGGTGGTGGAGCAGACTTCGGAGCTTCTAACACCAACAAAACACTCACTACGACAAATGCACTTGGTCTGGGAGCAGACGCAGCCCGGTCTTTTTCAATGTGGGTAAATATTTCAACCGCCGCTGGTGCTCTTGATATTTACGACATCTTTGGAATGGGCTACAACTCAACCGACGTATTTTATATCTTTGAATATAGAGACGAAGGTGGAACCCGTAAACTTTGGACAGGGCGAGCAAGAGCTGGTGTCGACGACCCAAGTCTTCGACATGCAATCACTTTCACGGTAGGACAGTGGTATAAATTGGACTACACCATTGACGCGAGCCGTAATCAAGCTCTATATATTGACGGAGTTTCAGTAGCTTCAAACACGGCTGCATCTGGAAACGGTTCAGGGACAACATTTACGGGGACAGTTTTCTCAAGAGCTTTATTTGCAGATACCAGACACTTGAAAGGTAAGACTGACGAAGCCCGAGTAAATTCAAATGTACTCTCTGCCAACTGGTTCGAAACTGAATACAACAATCAAAACTCCCCCAGCACCTTCCAGAGCGTAGCAGCGATAAGCTCTGGTTTAACTCAAGCCCTCACAGCCAGCATCACCGCAGCCACCAGCATCGTCACCGCAAACAAATGGAGCCGAGCACTGACAGCTTCCGCAACTGGAGCAGGCAGCATTACCAACATCAAGTCATTCCTCCGCACTCTAAGCGCCGCCGTAACCGGAGCAGTCACCATCTCAAGAGCTAACCTTCTGTTCGTCACCATGACCGCAGCAGTAAGCGCTGCCACTACGATAACCACGGAGAGTATAAACGCAGTGCGAATGCGAGTCACAGCGGCAGCAACGGCAACTATAGAGAAAACACTCAGCATGACTCAGACGCTAACAGCGAGCACCCAGGCAGAAGTCTCAATAATCACAGTCAAAACATTCTTCCAAACCCTGCTGGCTGCAGTAAGCGGAAGCGCAGCAATGACCGCCACAAAAACCTTCTTCCAAACCCTGACTGCAGCGGTGGCAGCAACAGGAATAGTAACTCGAGGTCAGATCACATTTGGTGTGACGCTCAGTGCTATAATTAAAGTGAAAGCCAAGCTCAACGAACTCTTCTACAAAAAGAAATATCAAAAGGAAGACGAGGATTATAAACGCAAATATTAATACATCATGACAACAGTATCCAACGACAATGAAATAACGCTCGACGAGCTCATGCAAGACCTCGACGACTTGATTGCGTCCTCTGCAGCTCAAGGATTCTGGACCCCGGAGATGAAGAAGGACTGGATCAACCGAGCCGGGCAAACCGTCTGTGGATACTACCGATGGCCATTCCTTGAGCTTGCCGTATACACCACAGCAAGAAGTGAGAAGGAATACTACAGCTACCCACAAGGAGCGCTACGCTTCAAACCCAACAGCATCTACCAGATCACAATAGAGGGTGAAAGCTACCCGGAAACGCAGCAAGGAAGACTGCGACAAAACTGGCAACAGTTCACCCAGGACAAACAGGAAGGGAATAACGACAAAATATTTGCGAACCACAACGGCTTCTACTTCCTACACCCAAAGCCAGTAGATGGGAAAGAGATAACTCTCTACGGACTCAAGGGATGGCAGAAACTGGTGGATGACATCGACACTCCAATCACTCCAACCGAGTTCGACGAAGCAATAGTAAAGCTCGCCCTGGCCAAAGCCCTACGCAAAGCAAAAAAGTACAAGGAAGCTCAGGCAGAGATGGCAGAGGTACTCGATCCAAACGTCGGGATTCTAACGATGCTAAAATCAGACATCGAAAACGAGAACGCCAAAGGAGCAGGCGGCCAAGCTCAAAGCTCACGCTGGGCATAACTATAAATCATCATGGATGGATACGACACATTAACGATCAACGACTTCAGAGGTGGCATCGTCGAGGAGGGAAGGAGAGGACCCAGGGGAGCTTCAAAGTTCGTCCAAGGACTCGACATCCGGACCGGGGAGAACACCCTCAAGTGTCAACAGGCACTGAAGAAAGATAGCGGAACCATCGTCACCGACCTGGTGCTGGTATTTGTTGTTGGATCAGATGGAAAGACCTACGCCTTTGGAGACACCGGGAAAGTATATCGAAAGACCAGTACCACCTGGGCGCTGGTATACACCGACCCAGACGGCAGAATCAGTGGAGCCTGCGAATACAAATCAACCACCGGCATCTGGCTGATGTACGCTACCCAGACAAAGTTCAAGAAAATATTACTAAGCACGGCCACCGGGACCTGGAGCACACCCACCACAGTAGGAACCTTCACCAACGGAGCAGCCGGAGACTTCCATACTATGCGAGAAGCGATTGGAACCGTG